TCAGCAGCTTGGATCAATAAACCTGAAGATACTGCCTCACGTTTGATAGCCTCATTTACCATTCTCATACCACCCATACCAGTTTGTACAACTAGAGAGCGTTTTGGATCTGGACCTTGGAATTCAACTTTACCATTGAAGAAGTTGTAGATCTCTCCACGGAATAAATCCAATGTAAAGTTATTTTTGTTGTAGATTCTTTTGAAAGAGTTATCCAACTGTTTCCAAAGACCCACAGATAATCTTAGATCATCTGGACCATCTTGTTTGATTCTACCACCTTGTCCCCACATTAAGTAAGTCTCAATATCTTGAGCTACTTTAGATAAGTGAGCAGATTCCATTGTAGTCAAGAAAGTTCTAGATAAATCACCATTGTCAAAAGCTTTTTTAACTTTGTCTTTACCTAATTTCTTAACCATATCATCTAGGTTAGCAATTGATGGATCTTGTAAAGATGTATCAAATGTTCTCCAGATCTCAGTTACAGGAACTGTACCATCTGCATTCATACCTCCTTTGATCATCAAATCTGCTTTAGATGAAATAGAGTAGTGAACATGAGCTTCAGCTCCACCTACATAATTGTAGAATTCACGGAAACCTGCTCTAGTTTGGATGTCAGAGAATCTCTCACCATACTCACCACGCGCAGAACCTTTACGGAAAACTTTAGTACCGTTAGCTAAGTACTTGTTATCTAAATACTTGAAGTTATCATTGTTTACTAACTGTACAGTATAGATAAATCCATCACCTACAGGTAAGATATCTTCAGCAGTAACATAAAGTTCCACACCGTTGTATTTGTCATAAGTGAAGATATCACCGTGTCCAAACTCACGTCTGTTTAATTTTACTCTGAAAGTTGATCCCTCAATTCCTTTGAACTCATTGTCTGGTTCAATGTCCTCAATAACATAAGGAAGATCAATAGATACAGGAGTCTGCCATCTATATTCACCTCTTGCGTTATCAACCATAATTACATTCTTTCCACCGAAAGAAGACATTTGGTATAAGGGCATTTCAACTTTTTGAGCCATAGCCCATAAGTCTACCGGACCTAAATCCATTGGTTGAGCATCTTTCAACATGTTTACTAAGTGGTAAGAATCCACATGTGAGCTTGCATTATATGCAGTATCACGCAGGAATATACCATTGTTTAAAACTGGAGTTGCCATTTATTATATTTATTTATTAGTTACTAATTAAAATGTTCTTCTAAAAATATTAGAATTACGTTGTATTGTTTTTTGTGGTTTAGATGATCTGTTTTCTTCACCTGCCCCTGTGTTTGTTGAAGAACTAGATAATTTTCTAGACTCTTCAGTTTTCAAGCTTCTTACTGTTTTTTCTACAGCAGCTTTAGAACCTTGCTCTTTGATCTTAGTTCTGTATCCTTCTGGATCTTGTAATAACCAAAGTGCTTCAGCAATTAAACCATGGTTAGGTTCAACAAACTGATATTTTTCTAACAAGTGTCCTAACAAGTTTGTGTTCTTACCTGAGATAGAAGGATAGTTTGGTTGTACTAATCCTGAATAAAGAACACTTTGTGTTTTCTTATCCAACTTAACTCCACCAATTTCACCTCCAGCAAGTGTGTTATAAACACTATCAGTATAAGCTCTTGCTTGTCTTGCTTGTTGTTCTTTTTTATGTTCCTGCTCTGCTAATTGTCTTGCAACAATTTCTTCTTGCATTCTATCCAATTTAGGTTTGAATTGATTAGCTTTTTGTTCAAGCTTATTCATATCAGCCCAGTCTTGAATTTCTGATTCAATTTCCTCAGCAGTTCCAAAGTTAGTAGCCCAAAGATATTGTCTAGCAATTTCTTCTTGGTCATGTTCATTAGTAGGATCTAAATCAACAATCTCTTCTACATGAGCAAGAGTTCTGAAAAGACCTTTTAAATCTTGGCCACCATCAGCTACATATTTAGCAGCAATTTGAAGTTCTTCAGGAAGTGCTTTAAAGAATTCTTTAGGAACATTCTTTTTAACTGTGTTCTCTCTTTCTTGAAAGTTAGCTTCAAACAATTCTCTGAAGTCTTTAGTACTATACTCTTCCAATGGTTTTTCATCATCAAAAGGAATAAGTGTACCTTCTTCAATCATCTTTTGAGCTAAATCATAAAGACCATCTTTATCTACTTTAGGTCTTCCGTTCTTAGTAGTAGCTTCTTCATTCTGACTAATAAGATTATCTAACTCAGCAATTGTTTCTTCTACTTCTGCTTTGTCTTCTGCTGCTTTAACTTTTTCTTCAGCAGTAGTAGGTTTGTTGTCAAGGAACGAAGTGTCAATGTTTTCCTTTGAGAACATTGTTTTTGGTTTATCATCTGCTGTTGCATCATCCGCTGTCATGATGTTTGCAGCCCCAGGATTTCCAAATAGCTCATCAATGTTTACATCAACTTGCTCAACAGTGGTGTTGTCTTGAATTTCATCAGCAACATTTGTTGTTTCATTATTCATCTGTGTTGGTTTTAGTTTATAATTTAATATAAGCAATAAACTTGAAAAATTTAAAGGGTCTTAAATTTTTTTGAGCACTATATAGCTAACACTACTCTTTTTTATCAAATTTATTTTTATTTGTTCTGGCAATTTCTAATTGTTTGTTGGCAATTTCTTTCTGAACTTGTAATTTTTCTCTTTCAATTTGGTTTCTTTCAGAGTCATTATTCATTCTGTTTACTTCTTTTTCTCTTTGTAAATTCATTTGATCTTGAAACTGCTCAGAATCTTTAATGTCTTTCATAGCATCAATGTAATCAGATTGCATGTTTTGGTTAATGTCAACCATAGATCCCATACCAGCTGCTCTAATCTCAGCAATAAGAATATCTTTTTGTCTGTTCTTTTCTTCTCTTAACTCTTGAGCGTCCAGTTCCATTTTCTTTTGTCTTTCTTGAGACTCAAGTTGTTGTGTTTGCATTTCTTGTTGTTGCTGTTGCTCTTGTTGTTTTTGTTGCTGTTGTTTTTGTTCTGCAGCTTTAAGAGTACTATTAACTTCAGATACTGTATCTGCCTGCACAAGCTTTCCTAAATCATATATTGTAGCACCGGTAGTGTTGTTAGTCATAGCCATTTGTTTTAATTGCTCTAACACTGCTCTATGATTTGCTGTTGTACTACAGAATATGTTAAGGTCTCTCATCAATAAGTCTGTACCATTTATTTCAAAGTTTACATTTTCATCTTGAGATGTCATGTAGGAAAGTCTTGCGGACGGTTTTGTTGAATGGTAGTACTGTGCAAGGTCTGTTCTCATTGTATGCACGCGAGGCATTAAATAATCACAGTGCTGGATGAAATATACTTCTGTTTGTGCATATGATGCTGATGCAGCTTGCTCAACTCCAGTAGCAGTCATTTGTGATAACTGTTGACCCATTCTTTGTGGATTAATACCAATCACATCATAAGCTTGTTGCTTAAAGTGCTCTGCTAATTTAATCCTTGACATCAACCTGTTTGTTTGCTCAAGGTCTAATTTTTGGAAATGTTGGAAGCTTAATGGGTTTTCTGTATTGGTAATTGAAGTATCTAATGGTAACATCTGGAAATTCTTCATTGCCACATAGGCCTTTGATAAATTGTTTTTACCCCAGTCTTCACCCATTGAGTGTCTTGGTAATGCATTTTGATCAAGTAATATTACAGTACCTAACTCATCAACTAGTATATCTGCTATTTGATTATTCACAATGTTGTATCCAATCTGGTATGGCTTCATTAAATCTATAAGTGCTGTTGACTTAGTGTTTCTATCTGAAAACACTGCGCCTTCTACAGGAAGCTTACAACCATACAAACTATTGTCTCCTTTAAATTGAAATCTTAATGGGCCAATATGATTCTTATCTACACCAATGTAAATAGGAGAGAAACCTCCAGGATTATTCATACCCCAGAATGAAGGAATATTTGGACCAATTTTTACACCACCCCAAACCTCATTAATCCAGATCCAGTCAATATGTTCTCCATATACAAGATTCTCTTTATTTTTATTTTTGAATAATCTTGTATCATAAATTGGATTGTCTGTTACTTTGTAATCCTCAGTAATGATCTCATTAATAACTTCACCGTTATCTTTAATTTTTGTTAAGTGTCCAATTTTTCTTTGAGACTTCCAGTAACCTGTTGTTACTCTTAACAAATATGCTGTACCTTGATCATAGTAATCCTCACCTTCAGAAAGGATTTGATTAATAATGTCTCCACCATCATATACAGATCCGGCCATCATTGTGGTGTATTGTCTGTATGCTAATGAAGGCATGTTAGTATTCCACTCATGAGACTTAGTAGCATCATAGAATGTACCATCATTTTGACCACCTATTACATAACCTGCAGATCTAATTGGGTAAATTGCTTCTAATGCTTCATGTTGTTCTTCTGTAAGCAAATAACCATACTTATCAATTACATCCGCTACAGTTAACATGTCTACTTTTCCAACCCAGTTACTTTGAGAAATATATCTTGCATCTGGAGACTTGTGATAAAAAGTTACAGGAGGATTCCATAATTCTACATCATAATCATCTTCCATCATTCTGAAGTGCCAGAACTCTCTATCAGTAATAAGCATGTCACGGAAACCTCTTTCTTCAAGTTCTTCCATACGGAATCTTTCTGTATCTACTTTATGTTGGTGTGATGCCCATTGCTCAATCATTGATCTATAATCTTTCTTAAAGAAAGCTTCAATTTCTGGTAATGATTTAACAGATTCAGGATTCATTTTTTCCTGAGCTTCTGGAGAGTTTGGATCTAAACCTTGTTCTATTAATGCAGCCTTGATTTTAACCATTGCATCTGACATTAAAGTATCTTCAACCATTTTTCTTTTTTGTTCCATCATCTCATTATATGAGAACTCATCTATGGCTCTATAAGTAAGTTTGGTAGATCTTTTAGCAAATTCAGCTACAAGAACATTAATAACATTTGGAATAATAGGATAGAACTTTAATTCTAGTGCTGACCAATCCTCTCTAGTTAATACATCAACAACATCTTTCATTTCATTGTCTTCTTCAACTATATAATCTGACTTGTCTATAATACCTTTAGCAAGCTTATAGTTTTTCATCAGTCTACGCGCATTTCTACGGATTTGTTTCAACCCGTTCCACTCTAACCAGTCAAGATTCCAAGCCGCCCACTCTTCATCTTTTTCTTTTTTAGGAATAAATTGCAAAGGTTGAGTAATACTACCCATCCTGTTATGAGAAGCCTTAGCTCCCTTTTTAAGCTGCATTGCATTATATACTTGCATAACTATCTAAAATTTTTAAAAGGAGATCTGGTTACTTTACCTCCTAAATGATTTCCATTACCTCCAATATGTCTGAAGGGGCTACTACTTAATTTATACAAATTTTTTGAATTATCCAAGTTTTTGGCTGCTTCATCCTTGATTACCCGCTTGGTAAAACCTCTATTAGAGTGTTGTATTTTCATAAAAGCAACAAGGGCACAGAATGATACAAGCCTATCCACGTTGACTCCATCTGAATAAGCAAACATTTCTTTGATGAGCATGATATCCGGTATTCTTTCAATACCATATTTTGTTCTTACTACAGTACCATCAGACTTTAATTCTTGATCTAACTCTTCTTTGGTATATTCAATAGCATAACTTAATAGATGTGACTTAAACAAAGTACCTGTATTCTTCCAACCATACTCCTGGAATACATTGTTATTGGATCCTAAATCCTTTAAAAACATAATCTGGCTTTTAGGTACAAGATATCTTTGTTTTTTCCTAGATATCATATACTGAATAAACAATGAAATGTTATTCTCAATTACTGTCCATGCATTATACATTTCAATAATGTGCTCTAACATTCTATGTGTTTTGTTTATATCATCATATCTACCACACCAAGCTGCTACAATTTTATCTGGTTCTATATATGTTTCAGTTTCAGTACCTGTAACTTTAGTAACTTCAACAGGAGCTTTCATTACATAAATAGAACATAATGATTCTGATGTTGTTGTTTTACCTTCTGCTACGGGGTCAATACTTGCATAGTACATTCCAAATGTAGGGTTTTCTACTGGTCTTTCCCATACTACAAGAACACCGGTTTTATCCTCTGTTTTCTTTGATACAGGAAATTCACTAATAGGTCTCCTATTTGAATGTTCTAATCTTATCTTACCATCAGCATCTGTTACTATATCTAGATACTCAGGCGCGTATTCTTTGTCTTCTATTCTTCTTTGTTGTGCTGTAAGAAGGTGAGTCGGGAACTTAGATACAGTTCTATGGTCAAATGCTTCTTTGATATTTCTAGGATGCTGAGAAATCCTTAACTGGTATGTCTCAGGATCTAGTTCTTTTTTCCATGCTTCAAACTGATCATCTAGAGCTTGTAATGCTTCTTCTACCTTTGAATTACCAAAGTTATCAATATATGGAGGCATAGACCACTGTTCAGGTATAAATAAACCTGACACACCTACAGTACCCTTATCATCTATTAGATCTGTTTGTACAACATATATATCATTAGCTACCGGATCAGATATCATTTTTCTCAAGGGTTCACATTGTGACAAATCCCCCACAGATCCAGCTGCTATAAACATACCTGTTGTAATTAAACCTGATCTCATTGCAGGTCTCATATACTCATATGTTTGATCCATCTTAGGAGCAATCCCGGCCTCCTCATGAAAGAAGTATTTTACCGGA